GCGGTCGCGATCAGGTAGGCGGTGAGCACTGCCAGCCCGATGATTATAGCGAATAGCGGTGTGTTGTCGGTCATTTGTTTTGTTCCTTTATTGCGCGGACAATCTCCGCAGCCCTCTTTGACGTTATGATTTGATAGGTATGCCACTCACCTTCACTCCATAAAAAGTTTCCGCTTGTCTTGGCGTCATCATCTAGCGCCTTGGCTGCGGCTTCGATGCCCGCTTCATATCCTGATTGCCATTCGGCTGCGGGGTCAGTCATTTGCTTTGTCCCAGCGCTGCGAGGGCCTTCGCTTCGGCCAGTTCAAGGGCAGGCCACGGATATATCCGTCCGCTATCCCGCCGCACAGCTTCGGCAAAACCCTTCTCCCCGCAAACGGCATGGAGCAGGTCCACCAGAGCCTCCCGCAGTGCTTCGTGCTGTTCGATGGCGCGGCATAGTGCTTCGGTATACGGGGAAACCTCGCGGCGCACTACGCGTTTGTCGCTTAGGTTGCGTTCGGCCAGCACTTCGCGCACCAGCGCCAAGGCTTTTTGTTCAATGTCTGTCATGTTAACCTCGTGATGAAGGCGACGCCTTCGATAGTGCGTACCTTGTATGCCCGACCCTTACGGATGCCGTACTGGCTACAGTTCCTCGATATACGTTTCGGATCACCCGGCTTGTCTGCGGGCATGCTCACAGTCTCGCCAATGGCGAGTTCGCCCATAGGGTATGTCATAGGTCGTGCCATTATTCACAGTTCCAGACTTGCGTTGATGTCTTGATGTCAGTCGGCCAGCCGGTGTCCTCGGTGAAGCTGCGCTCCTCGAACAGGAGCATGTTGGTGGGCCTGATGAGCAGGCGGTCGCCTTCGGTTCTCATAAACATAAATTCCTTTGATTGTTCTGGCGCTGCGCTGAACCCGTCGCCGTGCGGGCAGGCGGTGAACAGGCAGGTCGCCCGGTTGTCGGTGCCGTCGTAACGCGCCTCCAGATCCGCCAGATAGTCGTAGCGGATGACGTCGAACTGGGTGCCGTAGCAGTCCCAGACCTGCGCCTGTGGCAGTGTCCAGAAGGGGCTAGGGCAGGCGCTGAAGGCCAGTGCGTGCGGTGGCACGTTGCGGTACACCGCGCCGCACTCCAGCATGACGTGGCAACCCCACGCGCGGTTCGGGGTAGAGCGAAGCGCGAACCAGACGGCCGGCTCGAAGCCCTTTCCCTCCTTGCGGATATACGAGCTGTCTACCCAGACGTACAGGTGGTGAGGCAGGTTGCGGCTGCTCATGTGAGGATGCCCCGCGCTACGCAGGCCTGTCGCAGAACTTCGGTGGGGCGGAAGCCCCATATGCGGTACGCCTCGCCGTACTGGCGTGCGACTGCCGTCAGGGCGGCCTCGTTGACGCGTAGTTTGACCTTCAGGGCCTCCTGCTCCTTGAGCAGCTCGGCTGCGCGCAGCAGCACGTCGTGCTGTGTGTCCTCGGTAATCATGCTTCAATCTCCTTGAGAAAGGCTTCCTCAACTGTCGGCTGGCAGTGCCAATCCTCGAACGCGTCGAAGTCCTCGCTGCGGAAGTCATTCCACAGGTCGTTCAGGTACTCGTCGCGGATGAGCTCCAACTGAGCCTCGTGCTCGAGCGAGAACTCGTCGGTGGCGCGGGCGTGCTCTACGGCCTGCGCCAGTATCGCCACAGTGCGTTCGTCGTTTGTCCAGTTGATCATGTCGTGTACTCCTTGTTGCTGATACCCTCCCACTATAGAGGTTTGAGGGTATGTGCAACAACTATTTTTTCCGTTCGGCGTACGCGTTGTCGATGGTGGCGCGCAGCAGCTCGGGGCTGACCTGACCGCCAAGTTTGTCGGTGATGTCCTTCTCGATCTCAAGGTACAGCGGGTCGACCGGTTCGACCTCCGGCTCCAGTGCGCGGATGCGGTCGCCGAGGACGGTAAGCCACACCTCGTGGTCATTGAACCAACGGTCGAGCTGCTCGGTCTTCCCGCCGATGTTCGACACGTTTTTGGTGTACTCGACGAACTTCAGGACCATCCTGTTGTGCGTTTCGGTCAGGTTCTTGATGGCGTCCTCCAGCGCGGCCACACGATCGTGTAGCGGGTTCTCCACGGCGGCGTGCGTCGCGTTGGCGACGTACGTACGGTGGCGCTTGTAGAAGCCCGGCACGTGCTTCAGTTCGTGCGGGCGTATGAGGTTCGCAGCGCGCAGGGTGCGCATGGCATTTTGCGTGCCGCTCAGGCTACAGGCAATGGCCTCCGTAAGCTCCTGCACGGTGGCAGCGCCGTTGGCGGACAGTTGCTGTAGTATTTTACTCTCTATTTTCGATAAGTTCATGTCTCTTCTCCTCAAACTGATAATTCAAAGGGCAGGAAATCTACCCAATCTTTGGCGGCGTTGCCCGATACGCCCACAGCCTCGCCGCACTCTTTCCAAGTCGAGCCCTGCCTGCGCATGATGACGATGCGCCGGATCTTGGCACCAGTGCTTTGATTGTGGCTGTACCTATTTCGGTTGCGCCCCCGAAGCCACGCCTCGTAGTCGGCCACCGGCGCGATGGGCTTGGCCTGCATGGCCAGCCGCCTGCCGTTGTGATGCACGGAGATTATCGTACCGTGCTTGGCCGTGGATGCGGGCGAGCTGTAGATCTTATTGGCGCGGTACATGCTGCCAATGTCTCCGGTGCGCATGTCGGTCAGGCGGCGGCCTGTCATGTCAGTTTGGCCAGTGCGTCCAACAGCTCGCGATCGGCCAGCAGCACCTCGACGCAGGCACGCGCCCCGTCGATGGTGCGCCAGTCAATGTCCATGCTGTCGGTGATGGCGTCATCGAAGACGTCGGCGAGATGGATTTCAAATTCAGTGCGTGTCATGCGCCCTTCTCCTGTCGTTGGATGTGCAGTGCCTCGTCCAGCAGCTCCTCACGCAGCGAGTGCAGGGTGTTCAGCCGGTCGAAGTGCAGCTCGCGGTCGGCGATGAGCCGGTCGCGGTCACCGAGGTAGTCGCGTCCGTTGGGCGTGAGCTGCTTGAGCGTGTCGATAACCTCGTCGATGAGATCCATCGCGTTGCGCCGGCCGTCGATAAGGTCGAGGGCGTTGGTGCCGTTGTTGTTGATGATTGGTCGTATCATGCCGCTGTCTCCCGTGCGATGAAGAAGAAGGGCGTGAAGGCCTTGCAGTTCGCTGCAAGTGCGTAGGCCCGCGCTTCGGTTGCCGTGGCAAACGTGCGGTCGAGGTGGGCGATGTGTTGGCCGGTGTCGGCGCGGTAAGTGAAAACGGTCATTGTCAGTGTGCTCCTTGTTGCTGATGAGGTACCCTTAAACGATGCAATCAGGTGTTGCAATAGCTATTTTTGAGCAGTTGCTGCACTGCCCTGCGTGCCTCCTGCTGGGTGCTGGCACCGAGTAGCGCCCACAGCTCACGCAGGTGAACCTGCGTCGTGACGCTGCCGGCGTAGCCCTTCGAGTGGATCTTCGTCATGTGTCTTGCTCCTTAGCTGATGGTCAGGCCGTCGCGGATGATGCCCGCGTAGACCGGTTTGAAGTAGCAGCGCTCGATGACGGTGCCGTTGGCCCAGTTCTGGGCGTCCTCGGGGAAGTGCTCGTCGGCCCAGTCCTTGGCCACAGTCGTCTGTGGCAAAAGGATGATGATGCTGCCGTGGTCCTGTACGTGGAAGTCGGTCATGGTTCAGATCTCCGTCAGGTTGTCGGGGTAGACGCGGATGCCGTAGTGATCGGCATCGTGGCGCTCGATGGTGTTGGGGTAGAAGACCGTGGGGTCGACCCAGCGGAAGTCGCCTCCGTGTGCGCTGGCGCTGGTTGTGCGTGCGCCTGCAGGCACGGTGACGCTGCCGCCGTGGCCGAAGGTGTGGGTGAAAGTTTCTTTAACGTACATGTGATGTGCTCCGATTAACGATAGGCTGCGGCGACTGCGTTGGCAGCGCCGATGGATGGACAGACGCGAACCAGCTTCTGGCCGACGTACACATAGTAGTCGTCGCCGTAGCTTTCGCGAACTTTGATGATTTGAACATTGGTCATTTTAGGTACTCCGTGTCTTCGTTGCTGATGTACCCTCATACTGCGGGTTTGTGGGTAGGTCAACACCTATTTGCATTATTTTGCAAATTATTTTTATCTGCACCATTTACACCATTTGCGCATCACGTTGCGTCGTGCTGCGCGGTGCACTCTGCAACACGCATCAGTACATCAGCACTTAACTTGTAGTTCAAGTTGCTGATGCTAATGGTGCGGTGCAAGTACAGTAAGATGTGAAAGGGTGTTGCATTTGCTTTTATAAAAATATACAGCCCGAGCAGATTGGAGATTTGATATGTGGAGTAACGCAGACGAGGTCGGTGCTTTCATCGAGGGGCACAAGGCTGTGCGGTGGGCCGTCGGGGATAAGTTCTGCCTGCCTGACATCGAGCAGTACTTCGAGGTGATCGGCGTTCGGCCGTTCAAGCATCGCGGTAAGTTCAAGCTGTTCGTGGATTTGGAGGCGCGCTGTGCCATCGAGACCTGCGAGGAGTATTTCATCACGACGAAGGAAGTGCACCAGTGGATGTCCTCGCCGCACCTGACGCGGTGTTGTGAGGCGCACCGCTTTCAGTTCAGCACGAACATGCGGGACGCGTGGAAGACGGAGGCCCAGCGCCTCGCGAGGCCGGTCAAGGCGGCGAAGGTCAAGGCACCGCCGCGTGTTGGTCGCGTCGAGGGTGCCGTATTGCGTGCGGCCGAGGATCTGGCTGTTGTTGCCGACAGCGCGACGGTCGCGGATCTGGTTAAGCATGCCATAGGCAAGCTTGCGGCGGGCACTGGGCGCGATACGCGCAGGCAGATGGTCGTGAGGGCCGTCCAGTCTCTGGCGCGGTCTGGTGGGCTTCGCTTGGCGTCTGGGCGTGTTGTGTTCGGCACCCCTTGCCAAGGTTTGTTGTGATGCGTATGTTGGGGCCTTACTGGTAGTACTGCCTAATAGAGCGGAGCATGCAGACTTATGGCCAAGCGCCAATCGAAACGTACCCCCGAGGTTGAGGAGCGTATCATCGACGGCCTGTCGAACGGCATCGCGCTGCGCGTGCTTTGCAGGCAGGATGACATGCCGGGCTGGCGTGTGGTGTATGATTGGATGCGAGCAGACGAAGAGTTCGCTGCACGGGTCGCGTGCGCGCGAGATTTGGGCTTCGAGGCGCTGGCCGAAGACATCCTCGACATAGCCGACGGCACACGCGCCATTAGCGAACACGTGCAACTCAGCAAGTTGCGCATCGACACGCGTCTTAAGCTGCTCGCATGCTGGAGCCCAAAGAAGTACGGCACGAAGCAAGACGTAAGCATCGGCAACAAGGAGGGCG